CTGCGCCTACTCCAAGCGATGCAACTTCCATAGCATCAGCTGCAGTATAATTGTTATTACCGTTCATGAGGTTTTCTGCAATGCCACCCATCATGCCTGGGGATGCAGATTCATAACGCATAATGTCTGCTACTTGGAATCCTGGAGGCATGTACATCGCAGTCGACTTATTGTCAGTCAGAGTGGTTTCTCTAGCTCCGGGCTTATACTGCGCACGATGCGAAGTAAATAAAATGAAAGGTAAACCTTTGCCATTTGTGCCGGCGTCAAGCGGATATCTAAGTGCCATAAATAGCTCCATACAGTTTAGGATATTATAAGGTTATTTATATGCGTAGGATGACGTACAAAGGCAAATGGAGGCCTAAAAACCCACAAAAATACAAGGGAGATCACACTGCAATTGTTTATAGATCGCTGTGGGAGCGTAATACATTCAGATGGATAGACGATAATCCCGATATTATTGAATGGAACTCAGAAGAAGTAGTGATACCATACAGGTGTGACACAGATAAACGTATGCACAGATACTTTGTTGATGTATATTACAAGGATAAAAGCGGTGCAACGTATCTTGTAGAGATCAAACCTAAAAAGGAAACAATACCTCCTAAAGTCAGTCGTAGATCACGCCGATCTATTACCGAAGCATTGACGTATATTAAGAATCAATCCAAGTGGAGAGCTGCAGAAGAGTTTTGTGATAATCGTGGATGGCATTTTGTTATATGGCATGAGGATGTTCTTAAGTCTATGGGAATAAAGATCCTTAAATGACGTATAAATAACAGTATGGAAAATTCATTATTTCACAAATTAGAGATCGAAGCATACCGCAAAGGTTTGCAGGCAAGATCTAAAGAAGCTCGCAGATGGTTCCGTGGCAAAACCAAAGAATTATCTGGAGTTAACCGTCAGTCCCTATTAAAAGATGCTGCTCTTAAGCGTACAAGTGATCCAGCAGCTGGTGACATGTACATGTACTTCTATGATCCTAAACACCGGAAAACGCTTCCTTATTACGACTCGTTCCCGCTGACTATTATGGTAGAACCTACACGTGACGGATTCTATGGTTTGAATCTACATTACTTATCACCTATGCTACGTGCAAAGTTCCTTGATAAGTTAATGGAGACTGCAACGAATCCTCGATTTGATGATAACACTAAACTAAGACTTAACTATAGATTGTTAAGTTCAGTCAAGACCTATAGAGCATTTGCCCCTTGTTTTAAACGTTATCTAACGTCTAACATACAAGGTAACGTTGCAAAAGTCGAAGCGCCTGAATGGGATATCGCTATATTCCTTCCTACAGAACAATTCCAAGGCAAGAACAAGACCCACGTTTGGGGCGCATCGAAGAGGATGATCTAATGGCATTACCAGCAGGCATAGACACATTAAAGGCCACGATCGGCCGTAGAGGTGGATTAGCAAAGGCAAACAGATTTGCGCTTTACATTTCACATCCAGGTAAAAAGCCTAAATTAATAAACACTGATATCGAAGGTATTATCTCTAACGTTGGCCGTAGTCTTATCAGCGGCGGTAGCTTATCGTTACAAAGCTTTATTGAAGATCCACGTGACATGTATCTGTTGTGTGAATCATGTAGTATTCCAGGTCGACAGATTGCAACTCAAGAGCATTACACCGATATGAAGGCTATAAAGAAGCCTTATGCTTATATGAATGAAGATGTCAATATGGTATTCCACTTGACTAATGACATGTACATATGGAACTTCTTTAATAGTTGGCAGGAACATATTATAGATACTACTGGAAATCGGGGAGTTAACTTCCTAAATGAAATAGGTTCAGAAGTTATCATACAAGTTATGGGTAACACTGATTACATTCCAGTCAAAACTATTAAATTAAAAAATGCATTCCCAACTACTTTGGGATCACTAGAATTATCTAACGCCTCAGAAAACACAACTCTCCGTTGCAACGTCAGCTTGGCGTATGAGGACTGGGAAGAGGTTAGTCAGTTAGATGGTTTCTCAAACTTATTAGGTCGAGCCAGTGACTTAGTAACTAACTCTGTAAACCTTGCAAGAAACATTGGCAAAAGATTTTAAAATTATTCTATTTAGGAGTGACGTGAAATGGCTTTACCAAAGCTAAATACCCCAACATATATGTTGACAGTTCCATCTACAAAAGCAGAGGTCACGTTTAGACCTTACTTAGTAAAAGAAGAGAAAGTACTTATGATGGCTTCTGAGTCCCAGGACGAGAAGCAAATGATTAGTGCTATGAAAACTCTGATTGGTACATGTACTTATGATGTAGTTAACCCAGATGATTTGACTATGTTTGACCTTGAGTATCTTTTCGTTAAGATTCGTTCAAAGTCTGTAGGCGAAACATCAACAGTTAGGCTAACATGCCAAGAAGATAACTGCGAACATAAGACTGACGTAATATTTAATCTTGATGATGTTAGTGTGTCTAATATAGAGGATAGCCAAGGAGCTAAAATCGAATTAGAACCTAATGTTGGATTGATAATGAAGTATCCAACAGTCAATGAGATTATGGATATCAGTAATGGTACCGATCTTGAGAAGATGATGGGCATGGTTCGCTTATCTATTCAATCGATCTATACTGCAGAAGAGGTCTTTAATACTAAAGATCAGACTAAACAAGAAGTAGAAGACTTTATTGATTCACTAAGCTCTATGCAATTCACATTACTTCGTGAGTGGCTTGAGAAACTTCCAACAACGGAAGTAAGCGTAGACTACAAATGTGGTGATTGTTCTAAAAATAATAGTATTGTGCTAAGTGGCGCAGCAAATTTTTTCGGATAGCCCTCTCCCACGATTCACTTGCTAACCATTTTCAAGTGAATTTTAATATGATGCAACATCATAAGTATAGCTTAACAGAGCTTGATGCTATGATGCCCTGGGAACGTGAAGTCTATGTCAGTATGTTATTAGAATTTCTCAAAGAAGAGAGTGACAGGCAAAAACAAGAAGAGTCTCGGAGACGCTAACAATGATAGGTGAAGGCAAATGAATCTAGCAGAATTAACAAACCAAATGGAAGAGAACAATCGCTCTACATTTGAGATCGAGCGGCACACGCGTAACGGTCGAGGGCATCTTTTAGAAATAAAGAAGTCCATGTATGAGTCTGTTGATATTCAGATGGCTATGTTTAAAACTATGCAGAAGCTACTTGAGAATCTTGTAGGTAACAGCCTAAAAGATCTTGAAGCTGCACGTGAAGCCCGTAAGGGTAAAGGTGGTGGTGATGTAATTGCTAAAGCAGATTTCACTGGCACTGACATGGCTGGTGGTCTTGGTCTGGCATTAGGCGGTGCTGCACTTGCTATCGGAGCTGGTATTGCTGCATTAAAAGCTTGGGCAACTACTGTTAAAGCTTTTACAAAACTCTTTACACCTTTATCGCTCCAGACTCGGGTAGATAAAATAGTTAAAGGTATTGCGGATTCATGGAAACTTGGAGTAGCTGCATTTAAGACTGCTATGAGGGGTAAAATCCTTGGACTGTCTATGCGCATGACTTTAATGTTTGATGATTTCAAGAAAATGTTTACTATTGAACCAGAATCAAAATTCGGCAAAGTGAAGGGTAAAATCCTTGGACTGTCTATGCGCATGGGTTTAATGTTTGATGATTTCAAGAAAATGTTTACCATTGGACCAGAATCAAAATTCGGCAAAGCTATCGCAGGCATTAAAGGAGTGTTTGGAGGCCTTAGCGCTAGGTTAGTCACATTTGCAGATAACTTTAAACCTCTAATTAGCCTAATAGGCAGAATAGCTGGTGGTGTTGGCAAAGGCGCAGCTGGCCCAATAGCCAGACTTAAGGGGTTTTTCACTACTGTAAAAAATGGACTGTTTAGATTCGGTACTAAATTCAGTGGTATATCAAAGCTACTCGGAAAGATATTTGTTCCTATTGCAATATTAATGACTGCATTTGATACAGTAAAAGGTGCACTTGATGGTTATGCCGAAGACGGAATATTAGGTGGACTCAAGGGTGCAATAGATGGACTTATCACTTCACTAATTACTATTCCGTTAGACCTAGTTAAAAGCGCAGTTACATGGTTGCTTTTAAAGATGGGATTAATTAGTGAAGATACCTCTGAAGATATGAAGAACTTTAGCTTCACTGATACCTTCAAAAAGATAACCGCAAAGATATTTTCCGCCCTCAAAGGAATATTTACCTGGCTAGGTGATCAGATACTCTTTAATCCAGAAGGTGGATGGAAATCCCCATTAGAAATGTTAAAAGGTTTATTGATGTTACCGTTTAACGCAATTAAAGCTGCATTTGAATGGATCACATCAAGGCTAGACTTTAGGAAAGTACTAGACGATATCGGTGCAGCCTTTGGTAGTATAGCGCAATACGCTAAAGATTTAATGAAAAAAATATTAAGAATGGTTCTTCCTAGGAAAGATGCAACTGACGACCGTTGGTATAGCCTGAAGAATAT